TTTATAATAATAATTACTACACTTTGTCGTGTCTATTTTTAACGTACACGGTGGGAGATCTTTTGTATAATTAGACTTCCTAAACAGTCTAGGTTGATCCGATACTCCAGCGTTGTGTAAAATACACGTTGTTTCTAATTTCGAAATAGGATCGGTCGACCACGCAAAATTTAACCGCTCGTCTACCTTTCCGTAATATCCGTAATACCACATTGCGTATAACGTAGCCCACATCTCACTCGTCCAGACTTGTAACGCATACGTCCCCTCGTATTTGTCTGCGTTTAAATTATTATAAGCCGTTATGTTTTTCCACAACTTATAACTATCCTCGTAGGCTTTTTTCCAAACCTCACTAGGTAGCGTGTTAAACACAAACTGACAACCTCCTGAATCCTCTTGCTTATCTATTAACGTTTGTTCGGGAATATTAACCGTGTCGCAGACAATATCTACAACCTCTTGGCCCTTAGACTTTATGTAGTGATGCCCTATATAAGAAACGGTGTCAGACATAAATATGCCTTCTTCAAATTCTGGTAGTGGTTTAGTTAAGACTATATCCGAATCGTGGTAGAAATACTGCTCCGGCTCTTGGTTGTCTTTAAAATACCTAAACATTAAATACGGCTTTATGGCCGGCAGGTACTCTTGGTATGGTGCGTAGTATCTTACAAAATTGACCTCTGGGTATTTTTCTCTTAACACGTCAAACTCTAAACTCTCGGTGTTACTAAGAATAATTATATCTGACTCTTGAACTTCGTTTTGTAGGAACGAGTTAATCATTGTATCGACTTGCCAACGATAGTAAAGAGTCTCCGGTTGTGCGCAAATGTATTTCATATTAACAGCTTCCTAAATCAAATATGGTATAGTTAAAGTCTCCGCTTACATAAGCCAACGTACCGGTTCTAGCACAAACAATTTGAGAACTTCCCGGTGATATACTAAACGTAGTATATGCTCCACTCTTACACGCGTCGTACTCAAACGTAACTGAAGTGCCACCTTCGTTTATCACTTGATATTCTGTACAAGCAGGTGCGGCTGTTGTAGTCGTTGTAGTAGTCGTCGTTGTGGTAGTGGTGGTTGCACAATCTACAACATCGTTAATCGTTCCGTTGGCTGCAACTTGAATTACGTCTGTCGTGCCTTGTACTTGATACCAACCGTTGTTTCCTGCTAGCGGAGTAGTTAGTCCGGTATTTGTATATACTACGGTTCCAATAGTTACGCTATCGCCCGTCGCTATATAAGCCACTAAAATACTTCCGCTTCCATCACACGCAGCCGTAGAGCTTCCCCAACCGCCTCCACCGCTTTGCTCGTAAAGAAGTAAAGTCTGATAGGCTTGTGTTGTAGTTGTTGTCGTGGTCGTAGGGCAACCTGTAACCTCCGGAGTAACCGGCTGAAGGTCTACAATAGGATAGCCTCCTGACCCTTGTTGCGTAAAGCCAGTATAAGTGTAGTATTCTTCAGGTGTTACTGAATAGTCCACATAACGCTGGTTCGTTTGGCTAGGTGGTGTACCTAATACATCGATAACGGTCGTACCTCCATCACAAGCGTTGAACAAGTAATACGTTTGTAGCGTAGTCGTTGTTGTCGTAGTGGTAGGTGCAGTAGTCGTTGTGGTTGTGGTACTGGTGGTCGTACTTGTTGTACTGCTAGTCGTTGTGCTACTAGTTGTTGACGTTGTAGTGGTTGAACTTGTTGTAGTTGAGCTCGTAGTTGTTGTGGTCGGAGCTGTCGTTGTTGTTGTTGTAGGTGGGGCCGTTGTTGTTGTAGTAGTGGTAGTAGCTATTGGAGCTTGGTCTATTACGTTTAATAACTCTAGCGTGCTTTCACCTGTGGTTAAATTCGTGGTTATTTGGTTTATAATATAAGTCGTGTCGTAGATCTGCAAGGTGTCTTGTAGTCCGTACTGATATAAAAACCCAACCGGTAAAATAGCCTTATACCTAAATAAACGCCTTCTAGTGTCGAATAAATCGCTTATGTACGTCTCGTAGTATTCGGAGAATAAAGTCTCGTCAAACGTGTCCGTAGGGGTGTATTCGTTCGTCTCTGGGAAGAAGTGCGATACCTTTGCGCTTGTACTGTCTGATGTGCTAACCGAGTTCATAGGAATACAGTAGCTTGTAATCGTGCTAGGCGATGTAGGCCCAGATAAGAAACTAATCGATGTGCCGCTTGTGATAAGCTCTCGGTAAAATACTAACGGAAGTCCTATGTACGGTTCGTTATTGTCATCTATAAAATACCCTGTTTGTACGTCGGTTCCCGGTAGCCTTTCGAACTGCATATGCTCAAACCCTACGCTAATCTTATACGGGTTGCCTAATATCTCATTATCAATCTGGAAGGTCTCGGTTCCCCACCCTACGTTTTCTGCTTGCTCGTAGAGCTCTGCTAGTTTCGTGCCTCTGCCTTCGTATTCAAACGTTACTTCTTTGTACGGAAGTGCGGAGTCTATTTGACTGGTTGTTATATCTACGTATTCGTCTATTCTCCTAAAGGCTCCATTAGCGTAGTAGTCGTCTAAGGTCTCGACCATTATTTTACCGTCTGGCTTTTTGTAGGCCGTTAGGTTAAACATCTTAAACAGATTGGTTAAGAAGTCAATAATACGCATCTCTGGTATCTGTAGCTGCGGATCAAACGTATTCGAAGCCGGTAGGGTAAACGAAGTCCCCGAAAAGGTAGTCGGCCCTTCCGATAAAGCCGAATCCGTTACAGACCATTGTAAGGCTATCGAGTTACTAGAAGTTCCCGTTACGGTAACCGTGTAGTTTCCGTTGGTCATCGTTCCACTAAGAATTGTACCGGTAGTGGTGCCTGCGAAAGTCTGCTCTGCGTATAGTAGTCCGTTTCTAAATATCGATACTTTAAACTCTGCCGACGGAGCTGTGGTTACGTTTAGTGAATACAAAATGTTTTCGCCTCCCACTAAATTAAAAACCACCAACGTGCTAGGAGTCGAGAATATCCTAGTCATTGACGAAGTGTCCGAAGGGAAGTTAAAATAACCAGCTGTTACTTGTGTCTGTTTAAAGGCAAACCCCTTTTCTCGGTGCAGCCACATATACAGATCGTAATACTGTGCGTTCGTGGTGTCTTTAAAAAACGAAGTAGCATCGAACTCTATCGGATAGCTTTCTTCTATCGCTAGGATAATTAAGTAAATCCTTATTGCGTACTTTAACTCCTCAAAATATACTCCGTTGTTTCCGCTGACGTATAGGTTAGCTCCTAGTGGGTTAATCGTTCCGTCTGCATTAAAATAGGCTGGCGGTGTAACTCCAGAGTCGTAGAAAAACTGCGAAGTGTTAGAGATTAACGGCATTATCAACGCATCGTTATAGGTAGTTCCCCCAACGGTTATGTTCACTCCGTCCGTCTGTAAATCTGCTAATACGTTAGCCGCTGTGTAAGTGCGTGAGAAGTTATTTAACCACTCTAAACCCGTCAGCTTATCTTCTCCTAGAATATCCTTTAAATCGACTATCTCGCCAAAGAAAACTATCCTGTACGCAAAGACCTCGTTGTTTTTTAGGTTGGCTCCTATTAGCTGTACTTTACCCTTTTGAAACGGCAGGTAGTTTAACTCAATGCTTGCATCGACTTTCTTTCTCGCATCGAAGCCGTTGTTTATACTGAAATTGTAATAGTGCTTAAATACTTTGTTATTTACTTTCGAAGCCGGTATCGTGAAGGTCTGCGTAAAATTGGCAAACACCTTGCTTATATCTCGGACGTTCTGAATACTCTGCGTTAGGCTGATATTCTCGTCTTGAAATAAGTCTACCTTAGTTCCGTCTATGTATAAAGATACCGATACCATTATCTGGCTGTTGAGATTAAATCAAACGCTTGCTCGAATACAATCGTGTAACTTACTAGCCTGTCGTTTAAACTGGTTTTATACTGCACACTCGAAGTAACCACATTGACCGGTACCGATATAATATTCAACTCTGGATCGTCTATCCACACGTACTCCGATAATAGCAGCTCTTGTATTTGACTGTTAAAGGCTTCTTCGTCTACGTTTATGTATTCGGTGTTTAGTGTGTATTGTTTCTTAGCGTTCTTATTATAATCTACTACTTGGTGAGCGTCTCCATTCGCCCCTCCGTTTAATGCGTTGTATTTTCTTTTGTACTTTGATCCGTTTGTTGTTATTGATTCAGTAGTCTTAGCCGTAAACCAAAGCTGCTGATGTACCCCGAACTTATTAATAAACGTAACCCCGTAGTCTTGGTATCGTGAACACGGGTATCTGACAATCGTAGTCGTGCTTGCACTCGTAGCACTTGAGTTAAAGTCTACCTTTGATAAAACGTCTGAAGTTAGTTTAAATAAAAACCCAGATTGCCCCTCTGGATAGTACAAAGTAAGACCCGTTACTAAATCCCCACTTGCCGGTATAACATAGTTATTCCCGTTGTAATAATACCTATAAGCGTCGTAGGCTTCTAGCGTTCCGGTGATTGGGTTCTTAGCTGACGCAACTCCTGCGGCTGTGAATAGGTTTAATTCGTAGTCAACTGTAACTGCGCCAACATTCGCTGCGGTAAACCCTGAGAAGTAAGCCGGCTGAATGTAATCCCTTACTAATTGAGATATATCAATCGTTACCGTGGTAGTTGCCGGTATTACGTCCTTAGTGATTTGGTATCTTAAAGTACCGTCTATATCAATATCTAAAGTACCGTAGGCAACGTTCGTGTCGTCGTCGCTTATGAAATACGGGCTTCTTACTCCTATACTACTCATTGGTTCTGTTTGTTAATGAAGTCGATAAACTCCTCTACGTCTAGGGCAAAGGCTTTCTCTAAATCTTCTGGTAAATCCTTATAATACTTTTTAAACGGTGTCGTAAAGAATAGACTAGGCTTAATACCATCTACGTAAATAGACCGA